CAGCCTCGTAGTCGGCGTCTCCAGCGTCGTCTTCGTACTGGTAGGCCGGCATGGCCTCCAGCGCGGAGCGCAAGGGACCGCCGCCTTCCAGGGGCAGCAGCACATCAAGCTCTTCCACGGTGCGGGCCAGCACCACCAGGTGCACGTCGTGCTGGCTGTAGCCGCCGTTAGCACACCAGGATTCTTCGGGCCTGGTGTCCACGTCGAACACGGCGGCGGGCCATTGGGGGTTGGGCGGCAGCTCCACCGCCCAGGTGTTGTTGAGGGCGGGCGTGAGAGCTGCTGTCAGCAGCTGGTGAACGGTGGTCATGGTTTGCGGGCTTTGTCGTGTTCTTTTTGCAGACGGTCGGCCATGGCTTGAATGGCTTCTTCCTTGCCCTGCTCCAGCGCGGGTCCTATGAAAGGCTTCGCCGCCACCTCGCCCGTCGCTGCCGCACGCCTCGCTCTGAGGCCTGCGCCGGAACGATCCCGAGTGCGTGTCACCACCTTGCCGTTGCGAAGGCGCTGCTGATAGGTCGTCGTGCTGTCTTCCACGGGGGCGCGCCCGACGATCTTGTGGCCCTTCTCTACCCAGCGCCAGTAATAGGGGTCGTTCTCATACTTGACGCCGATGCGCCCGCTCTTCATGACAACCAGCCGCTTTCCCGACTTTTTGGCCTTGCCAGTCAGATTGCGCCCATGCCGTACGCCCAGGTTGTACTGGGTAGTTCCTGGTGGCGCCTGTGGCTCACGCTTGATTGCGATGTTCTTCAACATCACGCCGGTTTTGACCGACCCATTCGCTTGAGCAATACCCTTGGCCCTGCGCTTGAGAACGGACCCAGCGGCCGCGACCATCACGCGACTGGTGCGTGTTTCCATTCCGGTCTTCAGCTCACGGAACGACGCGGACATTTCGCCAATGCCGAGGATCTCGGTTTTAGCCATCGTTCTGCCCCGTGTCGCAAGTAAGCACCATCCAGCCGCGCGAGTTTGCAAGCGGCTTCACGTGCTGGATGTCGAAGACCTTGCCCCTGTGGCGCACGCGCATGGTCTCCAGAAGATCGTCGCGCAGGCGTATCAGGAACTCCACCCGCGCCACTGCGACTTCGCCGCCAGCGCTAGAGGCCTTGCGTTCGGTGCCGGAGTAGTCCGTGCGTTTGGCCCACACGGTTGTGTGCAGTACCCAGGCTTTTTGCATCCCGCCTGATGCGCCCTTGGCAAGCTGCAGGCTGTCGATGTTGATCCGGGTGTCGAGGTCCTGCGAGTTCATCTCAGGCCCCCATGTTCCGGCGCATACGCAACATGTTGAGCGCGCCCGCCTCCTTGCGCTCCCGGTCCTGCGTGCTGTTGTTACCCACCAGCACGTCCACCAGCAGGATCTGAGCGGCAATGATGTCGGGCGTGCAGATGATGCCCCGCAGGTCAGCCGCGGCCTCACGGGCTGCAGCGTCTTCATACAGGGCACCGTCCAGGAATGCGACGGCCTGCGCGTGCGCCTGGTCGATGGCGTTGCCGATGTCACCGTCCAGGCTGTCGTCAAGCCGCAGGCGCAGGATGGCATCGGCCGGTGTCGGTTTGATGGGCATGCCTTCGCGCCTTACTTCTTCGCCGTCGGTGCCTTACGCGGCGCTGGGGCCTTCGCAACCGTCGCGGGCGCCGCGGCCGGTGCGGGCACCTCGGATGCAATCGCCTTCTGAGCAGCACTATCTGCATTGGCTGCCGACTCTGCATGCGGATTCCAGACAGCCCGGTCCGCACTAGCAGTTACAGCTACAGCAGCAGCAATTTCCTCCGGCGTGCTTTTAGCGGCGTAGCCGGTCGGTGGATAGTTCACAGCCAAATAGCCTGCTTCCACATACTCCTGCACGGTGGGGCCATCGTCGCGCAGGGTCGACACAGGCGCTGTGCCGCCCTCTTGCACGCGCTCGGCAGTGCCGGCGTCAATAAATTGCTGAGCGCGCTGGCTGTCCAGGCGCACCACATCACCCGCGCGTGGATCGGGTTTCACGAACTTGATCAACATGCTGATCTCCTGGTGGTAAGTGGAAAGCCTCGGCCGAAGCCGAGGCCGCCGATCTCGTCAAGCAGCTTCGCCCTTGATCGAGAAGGTGAAGTTGGGCGTGGTGCCGCCCACTGTCCAGGCCGCGCGCACGAAGCGGTCGATTGGGACGCTGACGCGCTGTTGCCCTACTGCCGTCACTTGCGTGAAGGTGTGAGCAGTGCGCCAGGTCGTACCGTCGTGGCTGGTCTGGATGACGACATCGAGGGTCGGGGTGGTGCCGCTGCGCGCCGTAACGTCCAGCAGCACCCGCGCCGTGCCCTTGTCGCCCACTTCCACCACAGCACCGTTGCCGGTTGCTGTGCGCGCCGCGCTGGCCGCAAGGGTCAGCGCGCGCGTCGCGGCCCATCGGCCGCTTTTGGTGTTGTAGCCCATGGCGTTAAGGCACCAGGCCGAAGTCACCGTAGATGAACGCCTCGGGACGGTATACCGCCAACGCCAGGCGTTCCTCGGCCAGGATGGTCACCAGGTTCTTAGTGAAGTCGTCTTCGTTTTCCGTAGCGACTTCCACGCGGGCCTGCCAGCGGTCGAACACCTGCGCGCCCATCTGGAAGGCACCGGCCAGGAACTTGTCCACAGCAATGGCCTGGGTGGTCACCACCGGGCGATTCCACAGCGTGGCGCCAATGACGCCCTGAGGGTTGCCAATGATGTAGCGGCCGGTGGAGTCCTTGGTCAGCTCGATACGCGCCCAGTCGATGGGGTTGAGCACCATACCGGTAGATGGATACTCGGCCAGCTCGGCCTGCAGCAGCGCCAGGCGCAGCATGTCGATCTGGGTGGAATCAACCATTCCCAGGGGGTCCAGAAAGGCAGTGGCTTGCGGGATGATGCCCAGCAGGTTCTGACCGGTGCCGTCGCCGCTCAGCAGTTGCTGCTCTTCCTTATAGGCCAGGCCGTAGCGTCCGCGGTGGTCGATCAGGCTTGCCAGCTGCGGTGCGTCGCTGAGGATCTGGCGCGAGGCCTTGAAGAAGTGCGCGATGACCTTTGCGGTTGTGGTGACCAGGTCGTACTTCACGCTGGACTCGGGCTTCTTCGCGCCTTCCGCGACCGGTGCCGCGTTATTGGTGAACCCGGTTTCCTTGACGTACTCCAGCGCGCTGCCCTCCATCGCGCCGGGCGAGATCAGATCACGCACAGTCATGCGGCGCTCCGGGAGGCCCAACACGCCACCCAAGCGGGTGGTTTGCACCAGGTCACCAGCAGAGCCGTCAGCATCGGTGGTGAGGCTGGTGATCGCGGCCTTCACCGGCATATCGACGCGGCCACGTGGCGTGGTCTTGGCCAGGAAGGCCTTGACTTCCTCGTTCTCCACGAAGCGCTGACCCAGCGACTGGTTGGAGGCAGCGCCCGTACCATTGCCGTTCGCCTGAATCTGGGCCAAGGCTTGCTCTGCCGCCTTCAGATTGGCCTGCAGCTCGCCCTGCTTGATCAGCATCTCGTCCACCTTCTCCTTGTTGGCGGTGGACATCTGGACGCCCTTGGCAGCTTCTGCCAGCGCCTTCTCCCCAGCCTCCTTCACCTGGCCGCTGATCTTGTCCAGCGCAGCCTTGATCTCGGTGGGGTTGAAGTTCTGGGTGTCGCCCAGGATGGCGGCGCCGCCCAGAGCCAGAGCGATGTCTGGATGCGCCAGCAAGAAGGCGTGAATGGGAGCGGCTACATCGACCCCCATGGCTTGGGCGCCGAGCGACACGGCGCAGAGGGCGATCAGGGCGACCGCGATGATTTTGCGTTGCATGGTGTGTTTACCTTTCAGGTGGGTGAGTTAAGAGAGCGAGAAATCACGGAGCGCGGAGAGCACTTCGGCACCTTGATGGGCCGAAGCGCGTTCGGTGGGATCGCCCGCACCGCTGCCAGCGGGATCGCCCGCGCTGGACTTGAATTCGGAGATGAGGCGCATGGCCTCTGACTTGGGGATGCCGCTGGCGCGCAGGGCGGCCTCCAGCCGCCGGGCCGCGTGGGCTTGCGCCTTGGCGTCGCCCTGCCCCACCTGGTCGGAGGGCAGCAGCTCATCCGCGAAGCCTTGCTCGATGGCAGCGCTGCCGCCGATCCAGGACTCGGCATCCATCAGCTTGGCGATGGCCTTGAGTTCTGCACCGGTGCGGGCCACGTAGATATCGGCCATGGCGGCGTCGAAAGGCTCCAGCCAGTCGGCGATTTCTCGCAGGTCGATGCGGTTGCCCGCAGCCACCACCCAGCTGTTGTGCACCATGAAGAACGCGGCACGCGCGATCTGTACGTTGTCCCCAGCCATGGCAATGATGCTGGCGGCCGATGCCGCCATGCCCAGTACCTTCACGGTCACATCACCCTTGTGCTCACGCAGCAGGTTGTAGATGGCCAGGCCTTCAAACATATCGCCGCCCGGGCTGTTGAGGTTGACCGTGACCGGGCCGGCACCCAGGGTGCGCAGGGCCGATGCAACGCGCCGAGCGGTGACGCCCTCGCCCGTCCAGTAGTCGTAGCCGATGGCGTCGTAGATGCTGATGCTGCGGTCTTGCTCATCCTCTGCAGCGGACGCCTTCAGTCCGGGGTTCCAGCGCTCAAAAGCGCGGGGAAGGATCTCGCTGCGCACGCTGGCGCTTGGCCTGCCCATCGGGGCGGCCGGTAGGTTCTTCACGCTCATGGTCAGCCTTTCTGCGGCTCGGTTTCGTTGCTGAAGCCCAGCCAGGCGCGTAGCGATGCGCGCGCCTGCTGGTCGGTGGTGGATGCCTGGCCCAGGGCATCCAGGGTGGTCATGGCCGATTGCACGGTGAGTACCGCAGCGTTGCCACCCAGGGGGTCGCGGTCTTCCAGCTCGCGCACTTCGTCGCGGGTCAAGATGCCGTTGTTGACCATGGCGGTGTAGAAAGCAGCGCGGCCAGCGCTATCAGCCCGCAGCAGGCCTTCTACGGCAAACTTTGGGTAGAACCGCGTGCGCTCACCAGGAGTGAGCAGATCCTTGCTGATGGCCTGCTCAATGCGCTTGAGCCAGGGGCCGAGCGTGAACATCAGGAAAGCGAGCATCTGCTGCTCGATACCGCTGCCCCAGCTGGTGGACTTCTCGGTGTGGCCCACCATCCAGGGCGGTGTGCGAAACCAGCGGCAGATCTCCTCAACACTCCAGCCACGGGACTCCAACAGCTGCACGTCCTTCGGGTTGATGGTCAGAGGCTTGACGTCGATGCCGCCTTCGAGCAGCGGGGTCTGGCCCTTTTCCAACAAGCCCAGCACGTTCTCGCGGAAGCTGTCGCGCTGCTCTTTCTTCAGGAACTCTTTGAACGTGTAGTAGATGTTTTGCAACGCGCCGTTGCGGAACACCTTGCCCGCAGCCTTGTCGGCAGCGATTGCCTGGCCGAATACAGCCGAGCCGTACTGCACCACGCTGACGCCGTTTTTGCCATCCAGCGAGAAGCCCGGAATGGTCCAGACACGAGCGGCTGGGATGATGCGGCGTGTGCCGTTGTCGTCGGTGTAGTGCCACTCCAGGACGACGTTGCCCTGACGCTTGTGAGGGTTCAGCCGGTCTGGGTTGAGAAACACCAAGCCGACCAGGCGCCCGTTGAAGATCAGCTTTTCAGCACGGCCTGCGCCGCGCAGCAGCATGGCCGAAACCATTGACTCCCAAAACACCGCCGCCGTAGCGTCTGGGTTCGGCACGTCATGCAGAACGCTATAAAGCGGGTGCTGTTGCGCCAGGCGCTTGCCGCTGTCCCCCGTTCGCTCATAGATGCTGAGCGGCAGCGTGGCGATGGTCTCGGCAATCAGTCGCACGCACGCCCATACTGCAGAGATCTGCAGCATGGTGCGCGGGCTGATCGTGACGCCGGTGACGTTGTCCGAGCCCATCACCGCGGCCATGCCAGACACATCGCTGACGCTGACACCGTCGCCGCCGAACAGCGCGGTGACGGCTGCGCGGATGCGGCCTTGTCGGCGTTGTGCGGTTGGTTTCTTCATGGGTTACCTGCTGGTTTTGCGCCAATGCCTGCGGGCGCGGAAAAGAAACCGTCCCGGTCGCCTTCGTCGGGGGTGTTTGCCAGTGCTCGGCCCAGTGCCATCAGCATGGAGATCACGCCGTCGATCTTGTTTTCGGGGCGCTCTTTCGTCGGCTGCATCAGCTCGTTGAACTTCGATTGCTTGACCACCAGGTTGCTGACCATCCAGGCCAGCACTGGGTTGCCTTCGTGCTGAAGCCGGCCCTCCAGCACCAGGTTCTCCACCTGGATCAGTGCCGGGGTGAAGAACATTGCGCGCTGCGCGATCTCGACCAGCGGCAGGCCTTCCTCGATCAGCTTGCCCGCGAAGTACATGGACAGAGCCGGATCGAAAGCGATCTCCTGCACGTCAAATCGGCGGCAGTACATGCGCATGTCGTCTGCCACGCAGTCGAAGTCGGTGAGTGCGCCGTCTGTGACCACCACGTAGCCCTGACGGGCCCAGCCTGCCAGGTGGGCGTTTCCGCTTTCCTGTACGGCCAGCTCGTTCAAGTACAGACGTGTGCACACGTTCCACACGGTGACGGGCTCATGCACGCCATCGGGGCCGGGCCGCAGCACGTCGGACTGCCATGCAAGCGTGAGCGCCGCAAAGTCCTTTTTCTGCGCAAGGTCCAGGCCCATATACACCCTGGAGCCGTCCGGTATGGCTGCGATGCTCAGCTCAGGCTCCGCACACTTCTCCCAGGCCCGCATGTCCATCCACGGGCTTTCACCGCTGACCCAAACGTTCAGGCGCTTGGTCAGGAAGTTGGACAGCGCGCTGGGCATGGCCATGGCTTTGCTGGCCTGCGCCTGCAGCTCATCGAGCTGGACCGACTTGCCCAGGTTCGGGTTGGCCTTGATCCACACCGCCGGGTCGAAATGGTCATCACCATCGTCCAGCGTGTAGATGATGCCGAACACGCGTTCGTCCTGCACAACTCGGTTCAGGATCTTGGTGATGTGCGTGCGGCGTTCGTAGCAGATGCCGCTGCGGTCGGTGCCCGCAGTGGTGATGGTCCACAGCAGCGACTGCTCACGCGCGCCGCGCGCGCTGTCGATCACGTCATAAACCGCCCGCGTCTTGTGCGCGTGCAGCTCATCGAGCAGCGCAAAGTGCACGTTCAAGCCGTCCAGCGTGCTGCCTTCGGCAGCCAGCGGCGCGGCCTTGCTGCTGGTGTGTGCCACCGTCAGGCTGTGCTGCATGATGGCGACGCCCAGGTGTGTCCGCAGGCCTGGCGAGCGCTCGGCCATGGCCTTGGCATCGTCGAACACGATGCGCGCCTGGTCACGGGTGGTTGCCGCCGTGTAGCACTCGGCACCGTGTTCGCCGTCAGCGGTGAGCATGTAGAGCAGCAGGCCAGAGCCCTTGGCGCTCTTTCCGTTCTTGCGTGCTTCTTCTTCGTAGGCCTCCAGGAATCGGCGCAGCCGTGTTTCTCGATGCACCCACCCGAACACTGTGGTCAGGATGAAGCACTGCCAGGGCTCCATCTGCAGCTGGCGCCCGTCACGCGCCCACTTACCCTTGATGTGGGGCAACAGCTCGATGAAGGCGCACGGGCGCGATGCCCGCTCGGCATCGAACACCCAGGGCCAGTCTTCACTGGGCTCGCGCGTAAGGTCATCTACTTGGCGTTGGACAGCCAGGCGGACCCATTTGCAGGAGGGGATCGTGCCGCCGAGAACATCGCGCATGTATTGGTGCGCGCGCTCGACGTATTCGTTCATCGGTGGGGATTGCTGAACATGGCGAAGCCTTGGGCTTTCGCTTCGGGTTTGGGGTCCATACCGGGCAGCTCGGGCTGCACGTAGTTGCTCGCCTGCACCCGGCCACGGGCCGCGGGGCTGAGGCCGAAGTGCATCAGGTAGCGGTTGAGCTGCTCACGCTGCGACTTGATCAGTTGCACGATTACGCTTTGCTGGGCGTAGCCGCTGGGGGTTACCGAGTAGCTGACCTCGTACACCGCGTCGGGGTACTCCATGCCCGCGTCGACCTTGGCATTCACCTTGCCGTTGAAAGATGTCTCCAGCTCGGCCAGCCGCCCGGCAGCTTGGCAGTAGAGCGCGAGGGCCGAGCGATCCAGGCCGCTGATCAGGCCCAGCTCTTCCAGCAGCGGCGTGATGCGCTTCCACTCCTTCCGGGCTTCGATACCCAGGTGCTTCGGTGGACTCGGGATTTCAATGCGGGGATTGATGCCGGCCGTCAAGTCCAACGCCCGATTCTTGGTGCGGTCCGACATCGGATTGGGCAGCGGCCCCCGCGAACCAAGAGCATGAACTTGTGCCATATCAACCTCCAATGCAGAGGCAGGGAGTACCCCCCCCCTCCAAAACTATCGCGCGTAAAAATTTGACTAGGCGGTCGGTTTCCGCTTCGAGGGTTCCAGACTTTTGACACCCCCCCCCTCCCCCTGGACGACCGCGCGGCCCGCCGGTCACACATCTCGGTAGTTGCCCCAGGCCCGACGTACCCCGCGCGCCGACTCGGCCTTCGACTTCAGGTCGTGACAGGGACCGCAGATGGATTGCTCGTTCGTGTCGTCGTCGGCACCGCCTTCCGCCAGGGGCACACGGTGGTCGCGGATGGTGGCGAGCGTCACGCGGCCTGCCTCTTGACATGGCTCGCACAGCGGCTTGCGGCGGAACAGATCAGCGCGCATGGCCTGCAGCCTGCGGCCAGTGATCCGCTTCGTCTCTTTCGCAGCTGGTGCCCATGCTTTCTTGGGATGCTTGGGGCAGCGGCCGGTGCCGTCGCGCACCAGCACACCGCAGCCCGGATGACTGCAGGGGCGAGGGGCGGCAACGGGCATGGTGATAGGTGGTCGGCGGATGGATTTAAACCACCAACCCGGCAGGCCTGAGCTTTTGACTCGTGTCCAGACTTTTGATCTGGCGAAACCTAAAGAGCTCTAATCATTTGAGCTTACGCCGACCAATAGATGAAGAAAAACCCCGGCAAGCGCCATGCCTGCCGAGGTTTCCACTGGTGCGTCACGGGTGGAGGCGCAACACACACACAGTGCCTGAAATGTATCGGAAAGGTCTATGTTGTAAAACTCCCCGCGTCTATAGCGCCTTGGCCTTTTGATCAGCTATCCGCGCTGCAACGCGCTTGCGTTCGCGCTCCTCAGCCTGCGCCTCTAAGTAGCCCGCCAGTGCACGGTCTGCCTGCTCCAGCTGCGCGTGGATCGTGGACTCCGCACGCTGCATGCGCCGTGCCGTCTCCAGCACGCCCAGGTCCTGCAGGTAGATGCACTCCAGTGTCTTGTACAAGTGGCCTTTGCCCAGCTTCAGCGAAGTGACCGCCTCATCCATCTGCACCGCCTCCTCCTCGAAGTGGGGCACCATCGCCCCGTTGTAGCTGCCGCGCTGCCACACGTCCACGGCCAGGATGTTGCGTGTGTGGTAGCCCAGGCCCGCATCGTTCTGCCTGGCCTTCCACAGTGCCCAGTTGTCCAGCCGCCGCTGGATGTGCTTAAGCCGCGCCATACGTCCGGGCCTCCTCATCGGTCATGGGCCAGATGCACACGTGTGCACTGCCGAAAGCCACCAAGAACTCAGCCACCTGCGCCATGCGTGGATCGCCCCGGCCGAAGGGGGTGCCCAGCACATACCCACCCTCCAGCGCGTAGAAGCAACCCGGCTCGCCCCGCAGCCCACGGCGCACAAGCGCGAACGCCTCGGGTCCGATCTGCGCCGCCTTGTCTTCGATGGCCTGGCGAACGTTGGGCATGCGGGTCTTGATCACCTGCAGCCGTTGATCCACCAGCGCCCTCATTCCGTCCTGCGTTTGCTGCTCCGACATACATGCCGCTCCTTTCCGGGCCGTCCACCCGTCCACCATTTATTACTGATCACACACACAAGACAGGAGGGTCTGCGCGCACGAGCGCGAGCGCACACGCACCCATCCCTGCGCCCCTATGTATGAGGCTCACGAATCACAAGACAATGCAGCGGCTCCGACTGGTGAAATGGCTCCATAGCCCACCGCCGTGGCCTCAGTGGCAAACCCTGGACGGCTGGACGGATTGCCACGCATACGCGTGCAAGCCGCAGCCGGGGGCTGCCTGATGTGCAGTGCTATGTCATAGGCGCATGCAAGGACGTCCCCGCCACTGCACCGCAACGCTGGCCGCGAATCGCGCCTCCAGACAGCGTTGCGCCACAGCGCGTTTGCTGACCCGTGATCTTTTCCGGCGCCGTGCGCGCCGCTCGCTGATCAGATCGGGTCATAGTCCCCACCTCCAGGGAACGCGGCCGCACCGGGCCACTCCCCATCGCCATCCGATGGCGCCGGTCCAGGGCCAGGCCCGGGCACAGGCGCGCCAGATGGCGCGTTGTCTTCGTCATCCTCATCCGGCGGCACCACGGGTGGCCAAACATCCGGCGCCTTGTATCCCCGCCGGCGCTGGCCACCACCCTCGCGCTTGTCTTCCCAGCCGTACTTCACCAGCCAGTCACGCACCTGCGTTTCCAGCGGCGCGCTCGACTTGCCCGGGTCCGTGCCCAGGGCCACCACCAGCTCGGCCACCGTCACAAACGTGGTGTGCTGGTTGATGTAGGCAGCGCCCTTCGCCTCAGCGCTGGGCGCGCCCTGCCTGGTCAGCAGGTCATACAGCCGCGACTGGATGCCCGTCTCCACCACCCGCTTTTCCTGCTCTGGCAGAAAGTACCGCTGCTCATCCTCCTCAGACGGGAAGATCTGCGCACCCTGCAGGTACAGCGCCATGGCCTCAGCAAAAAGCTGACCGCGCCACTTCTTCACCCACTCGATGCGCAGCCGCCGCTCCACCCACACGGGCCAGAATCGGCGGTTGCCCGTCAGGTCATAGAGGTACTTCTTTTTGTTGGTGGTGCACCAGATCACCACCTGGCGCGGATGCGGCTTCACGTACTTGCCGTAAGCGCCGCGGTACCGGTCGGTGGTGGTGCTGAAGAACTGCTTTACCGCCTCGCTGTCCGCGCGGCGGAAGGCCGTCATCTCAGACAGCTCGTACCCCCACAGGCCCGCCAACTGCTCCATGCCATCCTTGCCGGCGCCGATATCGAAGTGCGTGTCGCTGAAGTAGTCCTTGCCCACCAAGGCCTGCACCAGCGTGCTCTTGCCCTTGCCGGTCAACCCCTCAAGCACCACCGAGTAATCGAACTTCACCCCCGGCTCGATGGCCCGCGCCACCTGGCCCAGCAGGATGTAGCGGCCCACCAGCTCCAGGTAACGCTTGAAGCGCGGCTTGGTGGCCAGCACCGCAGGGTCATGCCCCAGCACATGAATCAGCCACTTCTCCAGCCGCGGCGTGTTGTCCCACTTCAGGCTCTTGAGCCAATCCTGCACCGGGTGAAATGGGTTCTCATCCGCCACCGTCTCAATCGCCTCGGCCAGGGCCGCGCGTGATGGTGACTTGATCTTGTATGTCTGCTCCAGGTAGTCACCCAGGCGCAGGTCGTCCTGGTCCTCCACCTGCCCGGCAACATCGCGCCAAGGCCACGCCTTGCGTGTTGCAGGCCCGTCGCGCAGCTTGTCATACCCCAGGCACCCCTGCAGATCCGGCGCCTTGCGCAACGCCGCCACGATCATCTTGCGATTGGGCTGCAGCTCGAACACCTTGATCTTGAGCTGCTCAGCGATGAACGCCAGGTGGGCCGAGAACTCGTCCCCATCGTCATCGCTGCCGCCACCTCCAGCGCCCCCAGTGCCAACGGGACTATCGATTTTTTTTCCACCACCGCCGCCACCAACTGCCGCTGGTGCCGACACATCGGCCAGCACCGCCCGCGCGGTGCCAAAGTACGCAAGCACGCGCTCGCCGTCCCAACCATCCGTCTCGATGGCATCGCGGCAGTCCCAGCCCGAAGGCTTCAAACCCGGCTTGTCAATTGGCAGGAGCTGCACAGTGCATCCGTGCGTGTCACGCAGCAACGCGCCGATGCCCAGCATCGCCTTCATGCCCGGTTGCGCGTCAAACTCCAGGTAAGGCTGTCGCTGTTTCAGAGCGTCCCGCTCTTCATCGGTGTTGCACGCCTTCAGCTCATCACGTGGCGGTTTCTCCCGAAGTGAATCGCAGTCCGGCCACATGATCACCGTGTGCCCAGCCAGCCATTCCCACATCGCTTTTTGCCAGGCATTGGAGCCGCCAGGCCAACTCACTACGCAATACACGTCGGGAGCGATGACATCGAGGAGGATCTGCAGACATTCGGCCTTGCGCTCCCCTTCCACCAGCACCACCGTGCGACCGTCAGGCAACCTGCCGCCAGGAAAATACAGCGGTCGCGGGTCAGCCCAAAAGCGCCACTTCCAGGTCTCGGTGCCATCGCGCAAGCTGCGCGCATAGGTGTACGGGATAGTCACCTTGTCGCCCGAGCTGTCGATGAAGCGCACGACAAAGCCGTACAGATCATCCCCCACTTGGTATCGGGCCGTATGATCGATGCAGTCCTTACTCCGCTCCTTCGCTGGATGGATGAACGTGGGCTGCAGATGGTGGAGGGGCGCGGGCTTGATGGTCTCCCACTTTTCGGACTCCTTCTGCGGCTTGGGCTCAGGCGCGGGCCGTGGCGGCTTTGGCACAGGAGCCACACCACCCGCAGGCGCCATAACCAGCCCGGCCACACTCTCAAGACCGTATTCACGGGCCACCTGCACAGCGGCCTTACCCTTCGACAGATCGTGAATGGCCGCATACAGGTCAAGCAGATCGCGCCCGCTTTCACCCGTGGAAAAGTCTTTCCAAAGCCCGGTTTCGACATTCACAGACAAGCTGCTGCCGCTATCACCAGCCACTGACCCGCAGGTGTATTCCTTGTTTTGCGGGTTGTACTTTCCGTGCGGCAGCCACTCTTCCAGCAATGACAACGCTGTGCGCTGCAGCGCATCCGCAAGCTCTGCCCACTTGATGGGCGGCAATGGCTCACGGCTCATGCGATCGCCCCCAGGCGCGCGCTACAGAAGCCGGCGTCTCCACCACCGGCGGCATCTTGAAACAAGGTCATGAGGTGTCAGACGCCCCATACCCGCAGCACGCTGCCCAAGTCCACGAAACCCGCCTCGGCCTCAGCCTCCACGGCAGGCGCGTATTCCGCCACCGGCCGGTTGCGGTGCTCCACGCGCCGCGTGCGCGGCTGGTGCAGCTGCTTTGCACGCACCATGTTCGGCACCGTATTGCGCGCGGCCTGCAGGCCCACGCAGGCCTTGGCCGCAATCTCCTTCAGCGTAGGGCCACGCTCAGGCGTTGCCAGTTCGCGGCAGGCGTTGAACAGTGCCATGCGCACTTCCCCCGCCGGCCTCACGCTGCACCGCCTGGCTGAGCGTTCCAGCGCTCCATCGTCCGCTCGTGCTTCGCGGCCAGGTGACGCATCAGGCCCTGGCCGTCAGACACCAGCGCAGCCCACTTGGTGCGCACATCCTGGATCTCGTTCGTGCTGATTTGCCCATCGGCGTCTGCAGCAGCTGCAGCGCTGACCAGGTCGGCAAACTCGCGCATCAGCTGGGCCAGGGCCTGGCCCGTCACAGCGTCGCCCGACAGCTGCCCTTGGGGCAGCAGCACCAGCATGCCGCCCACAGCCTCGGCCACGCGGCTCGGATAGTCCACCGCATGGGCGCTGCCCACCTCGACGCACATGGCGGCAATCTCGGCCGCGTCCACTGCGCCCAGCTTGTACTGCGGGGCCGCACGCAGCTCCTTCTCCAGCGTGCTAGGGCTCTTGCCCAGTCGCAGGGCCACGGCATCGACGCCGCCAGGGTAGTGACGCACGGCGCACCGCACGGAATCAAGTACGTTCATCTGCTCCACCTTCAAAAACGCTAAAGACGCACCCCGCCCAGGCGCCGCACACTGCGGGCCAGGGAGAGAGTGAAAACATGGGAGAAAAAAGAACGCGCAACACCACGCAGCCGCACAAAGCGCCGCGCACCTTCCCGCGCGCGGCACTGCCTTGGTTGGGGCGGGAGGGAGGGCCCGGCGGCGCGGCCTGGGGCGTGGTGGGCGCAGAAAAGGGGTGGGTGCCCGCAGACGTGGCAGCACAATGGAGTTCTCACACATCCACCAGCCACGAAAGGGGCGCCCATGACTTCAGACCAAGCGACCGAAGCGGAACCAGAGAAGACTCCAAACTTCACGCTGTACATATACGGCGGGGCAGAACCTGCCGACCTGTTTATTGGCAACAACTGGGTAACTGGGCCCATGCTCGTAGGCGACCGAATCAAAGACCCCGCCACTGGCCGCCTGTTCGAGGTGGTGAAGCGGACATGGCTGTCCGGCAAAGCACGGGTGGCCAACATGGCTATACACATCAAAGAACTGCCACCCGAAGAAGACGACCTTCGCTAACGCCTTCAAGCAGCTCGCGCAGCTGCTTCACATCTGCGATCAGTGACGAGAGTTCTGGCGTTTCGGAGTCGAACCCGCAAGCCACCGCCTGCATGCCCGGCAGTGCTTTTGGAACCGTCCCTGCAGACCGCGCATCACGCCACTGTCGAGCGGCGCGCAATTCGGCTTCATATGCGATACGCCGTAGACGGGCAGACGGCTTTTCGATTGCAGTAGTGCTACGCATGGGCCACTTCCTGGGTTTGTTCGCACAGATCAGGCCAAATCCGCGCCCATCGTGGGCAAAGCTGCTTGCGGGTTACCCTTCCATCCGTCAGGCGTTCAATCTCCCAACAGTGCTCGACAGGCACCCCCCGCTTCTTCCAGTTGCCTATCGCGGAAGGCGTTACACCAAGTCGCTCGGCAAGTTCATTGCGCCCGCCAGCGACGCACGCAGCGGCCTCATCAAGGGGGTGAAGGAGTGTTGACATTCGGGCATATTAACACGTTACGTGTTTATCAATCAACACCACGTGTTGACACAGAACGTGTTCAATCCAGCCCAATGAAAACAGTGGGTGAACGGATACGGCAAGCGCGGGAGCATCGCGGCCTCTCGGGGGAGGACCTTGCCAAAAAGGTTGGCTACAAAACCCAGTCCGGCATAAGCAACCTTGAGAACAGAGGGTCAGGTCATGGCGGCGAGAAACTCACGAAGATCGCTGAGGCGTTGGACTTTTCGGTGGAGTGGTTTTTGAATGGACCGGACACCCTCGACATGTCAACGGTCAAACGATTCCACAGCTACAAGGTTGCCAATGCACCAATTCCAATTTCGGTGGAGGACCAGCGCGGCAAGGATTGGGGCACACCCACCGGCCGAGCATCAGCGCTTCTAAACAAGCTTAGCGACCAGGGGTTGCTTCGCGCTATTGAGTACTTGGAGATGCTGGCAGAGAAGTACCCAAGGAACGGCGACAGCGCGGGTGATCATGTTCCCGCGCGCCTCGCGACGTCCTGATACACCCGGGTAAAGAAGCATGAGCAGACAGCGGAACGTCATCGATGTAGGGCTAGCACTGGTGTATGGCATCTTGGCCGCACTGTGCCTGCCAATGGTTGTTACCGCAGCTACAGCAGCACCTGTGATGGTGGCTCCCCTGGTGGTTTCAGCGGGCCTGTGTTTGATCTTTGGCCGACTCGCAATAAAGCGCTGGAAGAGCAGCGCAAAAGGCCTACAAAGCGAGTCCGCCCAGACAGATGCAGAACCGCGCGACCTTCAGCCAGGAGAGTTTTTTACGCGCGTTGTTGGCAGCAGCCATGCGAACTCAGATGGCAGCGACCGTCAAGAATCAATCCGCAAGTACTGCACTCCAGGGGCACCTCTCACGATGGCGAGGGAACCGCACAACAGCTTCGACAGCAACGCCATCGCGGTGCGTTGTGGCGGCACCCAGATCGGATACCTCACGGGTGAAATTGCCGAAAAATTCGCCGCCGACGTGGACTCGGGCAAGCTCGTTCTATCGGGCAGAGTGACCAACATCACAGGGGGCACTCAAGACAAGCCCACCCTGGGAGTCAACATTGTGTTGACCAGAACACAGAACCCCTGATGAATCCAGACCAGCGCCTACGAGCGCATTTTTTTCGCCCAAATCAAACACGCAACGTGTTGACTGAATAAACACATATCGTGATAATTCGGCCGTCGTTCATCAACGAGGGCCGAAATGCATACCCACCCATCCCCCAGTGCACACGTGTGCACTACCCCCGCCGAACTCCGCGAATGGCTGCAGGGCCTGAAGTGGGACGGTACTCCCCGCCTTAACAAGTGGCTCCCCCAGGTGCTGGCAACGGCACCGCACGTGCGCTCTGCCTGGCGCCAGCGCTGGTACTTGGAGCTGATAGGCCGCTACATCGTGCTGTCCCATGTGGCCCGCGCGATGAACCCGGGCTGCCAGCTCGACTGCAGCATCGTGCTGGACGGCCCACAGGGCACTGGCAAGTCACGGCTGGTGCAGACCCTGGTGGGCAGCGAGCTGTACTCCGCTGCGCCGTTCAACGTCCGGGGCAATGCAGGCGCAACGCTGCAGGGCGTCTGGGCCTATGAGCTGACAGAGCTGGACGCCTTCCGCCGCGCCGACCGCGAAGCCGTCAAGGCCCTGCTGACCAGCACCAGCGACCACTACCGCGCCCCCTACTCTCGCCAGGAAGCGACGTATCCCCGCCAGTGCGTGATCTGGTGCACCACTGGCAGCGCCCGGTACCTGCGGGCCGAGATCGGCACCCGCCGCTTCTGGCCCGTGCACGTACCCGCGCCCGTCGATATCGACTGGATCGAGGAGAACCGCGCCCAGCTGTTCGCCGAGGCCACCCAGCGCTTCATGAAAGGCGAGAGCTACACCCCGTCGCGCTTGCAGGAGATCTTGGTCATCGAGCCCGAGTACGCACGCCGGGTGCGGCAGGAAGGCGGTGTGGCATGACTACGCAGCACACCAGTGCACACGTATGCACAACCCTGCCGAGCGGCGATGTGCCCATGCGGGACAGATTTCTCTACCAGCCCTCAGGCGCCATGCACCTCATCAGCGCATGCGGCAATGTGAAGCGGTACATGTGCCCTCAGTACCCGGCGAAATACCCGTTCGTACCAATCGGCACATGGATGGGTCGCGAAGAACGCAAGGGCAGCGACGGTACTTGGTGGACTCAGGACACCGAGCCGGACTACTGGGTAGTGGACAACGTCGGCGACTTGGTGCGTGTGACATCGCAGAAAGGCGGTGCGGCATGAACATCCGTTGCACCATCACCGTGGGCGCCCACACGTACGCAGGCCTGTTCCCCAGCACCTGCGCCGCCGTGCTGGACGCAATGAAGCGCTTCCCCGACGCAGTGCGCATCAGCGCAAGGGCACTGCCATGAGCGCCCCCATCCAGCTCATCCGCCTGCAGCCGCGCCGCCGCACCCGCCACCACGCACTGCGCATAGCCGCCCGCATCGGCATGGGTGCGCTGTGCCTGGCGGTGTTCCTCACGGTGCTGTTCGCCGCGTACACCCGCCTGCCGGCGCACTGAGGCCTGCCATGACCAGTGCCCCCATGCACAACCCGCTGCCAGACAGAGACCTGTTCGGCTTGCCCGACTCTGCCGACGCATTTGCCTACGGCATAGACGCTGCGGCCGGGCCCGACTCCCCCGCGCACCAGCTGGTGTGCATGGGCACCCTGTCGCGCGACGCCGAAGTGCGCGTCAAGCCCGTGGGACCACAGGGCGACGCCGCCCCAGTGCTCTGCCTGGACCTGCAGGACGTGACGCCCATGGCCAGCGCCATGCACATCGAGCAGGTCTTCACAAACGCCGACCGCGCCAAGGCCGAGGCCACCGCAGCCCGCCTGCGCAAAGGCATGCGGGTATCTGCCCGCTGCGCCATGCAGGACGTGCGCCTGTCCCTTACCAACGCGTTCGCCATCGAGGCGCAACCCCCTCTCCCCACCCATTCGACTCGCAAGCACCCATGAGCCACCACACCCACGTCATCGGCCTCACCGGCCCCCTCGGCAGCGGCAAAGACACTGTTGCCGACCTGCTCACCACCCACTGCGGCGCCCACAAAATGGCCTTTGCCGACAACTTGCGCGCCGAGATTGTCGAAGCGTTCTGCATCGAGCACATCTACCTCACGCGCCGCGAGACCAAAGAACACCCGCTGAGCGCACTGGCCTTGTCCCGCTGCCTGGACACCGCCTTCGTGGGCCGCATGATCATCCAGCACCAGCTTTTCAACGACGACCAGCTGGACCTGGACGCACCCCGCAGCCCGCGCCAGATCATGCAGTGGTGGGGCACCGAGTACCGGCGCGCCGCCACCCCCGGGTATTGGGTCAGCAAAGCCGCGCAGCACGTGCGCTGGCGCCACCAAGCCATGCGCGACCGTCTGATCGTCATCACCGACGTGCGCTTCGAGGACGAGGCCAACCTGGTGCACGCCCTGGGCGGCCAGATCTGGCAAGTGAAGCGCCCCGGTTGCGAGGTGGCCACGGGCGCCCACGTCAGCGAAGTGACGGGCGACCGCTTCAAGCCCAGCCTGGTCATCAACAACATGCACGACATCCGCCACCTGCAGCAGCTGGTGCTGGGCGGCTGGGCCGCGCGTGAATGGGGCCTGCCAGGCGTGCGCGTGGAGGTGCCAGCATGAGCAATACCCGCCCCACCCGCGGCACCGACAGCGTCACGCTGTCCCAGCCCAACACAACCAGCGTGCACATCGTGCGCACCAAGCCCGCGCCGCTGCGCCAGGCCGGCCTGCATGACATCGGCGGCACCAACGTGTCGGTAACCGGCAAGGCCCTGGTCAGCCCGCTGCCGTCGCAGGCAGAGCTGCTGGCCCGCCTCAAGAGCGAGCGGCTGGAGCTGGCCACCAGCGACATGCCCGTGCGCAACAGCACTCAGCGGGGCGATCCGTACACATGCCCCGAGCTGCGCACCCAACCCTACCGCCGCGGCTCCGCAGATGCCTTGCGCTTGCCCAGCCGCACCAGTTTCACCAACGACAAGGCGTGATCACCATGGAAACCACTCAACACGACACCCCCACCACAGGCCAGGAAATGCGCATGGTGGAGGTGGCCCTTATCGAAGAAAGCCTGTCCAACCCGCGCAAGCACTTCAACCAGGACCGCCTGCAGGAGCTGGCAGACAGCATCCGGGCCAGCGGGGTGCACCAGCCCATCCTGCTGCGCCCGCTGCCTGGCAGCCGCGTCGAGGAGACCAGCTTCAAGCCACTCGCGCCAAATGCCGCTTGGCCGCTCCATCGCTCGAAGCGCGACGTGCGCCCCACATACGAACTTGTCGCCGGCGCCCGCCGCCTGCGAGCCTGCAAACTTGCCGAGGTGGCAGAGATCCCCGCCATGATCCGCGAGCTGACCGACGAGCAAGCGCTGGAGATTCAAGTCATCGAGAACCTGCAGCGCGAGGACGTCACAGAGCTGGAGGAAGCCGAAGGCTACGAGGTGCTTATGCGCACCGGCAACATCACGGCCGACCAGGTGGGCGCCAAGATCGGCAAGAGCCGCAGCTACGTGTACAGCCGCCTCAAGGTGCTGGACATGTGCCATGCAGGGCGCCAGGCCATGCGCGAGGGCAAGCTCGACTTCAGCAAGGCCCTATTGGTGGCCCGCATCCCCAACGAAAGCCAGCAGTTCAAGGCCATCAAGGATCTGACCGAGACCGACTATGAGGGCGAGCCGCGCATCGGTGCGCGCCGAGCTGCAGCCTACATCCGCGAACACTACATGCTCGCGCTGGACAAGGCCTCCTTCTCGCGCACAGACGCGGACCTGCTGCCCGCTGCCGGCGCGTGCGCCACCTGCCCCAAGCGCACTGGCGCCAACCCCGAGCTGTTCAACGATGTGAAGAGTGCAGACGTGTGCACTGATGCGCCGTGCTATCACAAGAAGGAAGAAGCGCACAGCCAGCAGCTCGCAGCAGAGGCCCGCGAGCGCGGCCAAACCGTCATTGCAGGCAAGGAAGCCGAGGAGCTGCAGGTCAACAGCTGGGGACCTGTGCCAAAGCTCAAGGGTTACCGCCGCCTGGACCACGCCGACGACAGCCCGACCGACCAGCCACTGCGCAAAATCATAGGCAAGCAAATGAAGGCCGAGGGCATCGAGCCCACCCTCATCGAGAACCCCCGCAAGAAAGGCGACATGATCGCCTGCCTGCCGAACGAGGTGGTGCTGCGCTTGATCAAGGCCGTTGAAGCCCAGGCCAAAGCACCCGAGGCCACGAACGTCAGCAAGGAAGTGCGCGAGCTGGCCGACACCAAGAAGGCCAAGGCCGATGCCCGCGCCGCCGCCCAGTACGAACAGGCCTGGCGTGACGAGCTTGTGGCCACTACGTGGGCCGAGGTGAAGTCGGGCGACGTCGATTGCTTCACCATCGACGTGCACCGCTACCTGGTCCAGCAAGAGGCTGCGCGCCTGTCCGTTGAGCAAGCCGAGAACATCGCCGTGCGCCTGGATCTGGGCAAGGTCGGCGCGCACAGCGCAGTCATCGACTACGCCAAGACCACGCCCACCCCCGAGCGCTTGCACCTGCTCATCATCATGGAGCGCACGTCCAGCGCAAACGACTACGGCTATGCAGGCCGCCAAGCCAATGCCGGCCTGATGTTGGTGGCACACGCCGCGCTGCAGGACAAACTCCCTGTGGTGATCCGGGATCTGAAGGCCGAGGCCAAGGCCAAATACATCCCGAAGCCCGTGAAACCTGCGGCCCCCAAAGGTACTTCTACCCCTAGTCCCGCTGCGCAAGCTACTACTACGCGCGAGGGGAAAGGGGAAAAGACCAAGGGCAAAAACAACCCCGCTGCGCAGGCCCGCGCTACCGCGCCCAAGACCACGAAGGCCGAGGCCAGCGCCCAGATCGCAGCCGAGCTGGCGGCGCTGGAGACCCATGAGCAGGCGCCTGCGGCGCAGGGCAACGAAGGCGCCCCCGCTCCTGCGGGCGGGGACGCGGTTGACGCCGCGCCCAGCAACGACGCCGGCGCGCCTGCCCCGTCGGTCGCGAGGACCAAAAGCAAGGCCGAGAGCACATCGACGGCGACCGACTCCGCCGCGGCTACCCCTGGCCAGGACGGCGCAGACGCGAAGACCGGGGCAGCAGTGTCTGGGGGCGTGCTGGCTGTCGGGGCCCGAGTGAAGGTCAACGCCACCGCGCGCGGCCCCAAACAGGCCCCGCACGTGGGCAAGGAAGGCCATGTACTGCGCTGCATCAACCCGCTGACGTGGGAGGTGTCCATCCCCCGCGAAAAGCGCAGCGTGCCATGGGTGGTGACCTATCACGTGACGGAGCTGGAGGTGCTGGCATGAAGGCTCTCAGCATCCGCCAGCCCTGGGCCTGGCTCATCACCCGCCCCGACATCCAGGGCGCCGACGCCCGCGAAGCCGCCCGCCTAATCCACGCCATCAAGCCCGTAGAAAACCGCACCTGGGAGACGCTGTACCGCGGCCCGGTGCAGATCCACGCCAGCCAGGTGTGCACGCGTGGCGACTACGACGCCTGTGTGCTGTTCCTGCTGTCAGACGAACGTACCGCCCACGTGGTGCAAGACCTGCCAGCGCGCGAGACCCTGGACCGGGGCGGCATCGTCGGTCTGGCCAACCTGGTGGCGTGCACACGTGCGCACGAGTCGCCCTACTTCTGCGGACCGTTCGGCTTTGTGCTGCAGGACGTCCAGCCGCTGCCCATGCGGCCAATGAAGGGACGCCTGGGCTTGTTCAACATCGCGGGAGTGCTGTGATGACCCACGGCCGCAAACCTCGCCGTGCCGGGCGCATCAGCCTTGATCCGCTGCAGCTGGCCCGCCTCAGCGCCACCAAGCACACCGCAGCAGAGCTTGCCAGCATGATGGACCCGACGCGCCAGTGCCTCAAGCTCGTGCGTGAGGGCGTTGCCACGCAGCTGCAGTTCGAGGTGCTGCAGTCCACCATCGTCATCGCTGAAGCCATCGAGAAAAGCGGCATCGTGCGCGGCCTGGCAGACCACCTTGCCAGCGCCCTGCAGGCCTGCAGCGCCATCGAGGCCCGCGCGCTCACCTCGGGCGCATGGCGGCAGACCGCCCTCTACTTCCAGGAACTGGACGCCCTGGCCACGGCCGTCGACCTGCACGAGTACCAGCTGCAACAGCTCAGCGCCCGCGAGCTGCACCGCATCGTCCAGCAAGCCATGTCCCGCGTCAGCAGCAGCGGCGGCAACGTGGTGCGCGTATCCGAGACCGACCTGGCCGCGATGGCCGCTTGAAGGATGTCCCGCATGACCACCAATATCACTCCCCAGGCCGACCGCATGATCCGCCATGCAGCCCATAACCTGATCCACCTGGCCGCAATCCACGGACTGCTGCCCACCCTGGAAACCCAGCCGCGCCAGCCGCTGGCCATGGGCAACCACAGCCTGCGCCTCACCCTGCGCCCCGTGCGCAACCCCGACCCCGCAGCGGCCGACAACTGCCGCCGTCCGGACCTGCTGGAGAAGCTGACGTATCACGAAGGCGCGCGGCACGACATGAGCCTGGAGGACTGCATGTCCTTCCTGGCAGACGGCTGGAAGGAAACACCCGGCCGCTCTTACACGCAGCTGGTGCTGCAGCTCACCGAGCTGCTAGCGGCTGCGCCGTCCAAGCCCTATTGCTGGAGCGACTGCACGGCGTATACCGCCGGCATCGAGGGCGAACTGCAGGCCCTGCGCAAGAAGGTGGCCACGTACGAAGCGCGGGACGCACTCAGGCTGATTCCCCAACACGCGCCGGCCGCCATCACCGCATCGCTCATGCGCGACGACGGCGGCGATGCACCCGCCTTTTGCCTGATGGCAGCATACCGGACCGAGGCGGACGCGCGCGCTGCGTTTACCCAGCTTGGGTTGCCGATCTCCGAGGGCAAACCATCCTGGGACAGCCACAACTGGCCGCAGATAGTCCAAGATTCGTCGGGCAATTGGTTTGGCGTGCGTGATGGCTGGGCCATGAGCATCGTCGGCCGCGTCAAGGGCGACGAATTGAACCTGCTGCGCGAAGACGGCGAGTTCTTGCAGCGAGGCACGCCATCCCCCGATTGGCGCACTTCCCTCGAACGGCGACCAGCCGCATCGGCGACCCATGGCTATGCCCCCTTGACCATTGCCGAGGCGCGCAACTTGACCTGCATGCTGGCCGGTGCCCCGTGGCCCGATGAAGTGCTGCCCGAGCTGCAGGAGCTGCTGACCATCTACGACAACCTGCGCGCCGCCGGCAACCGCCCGGTGGACCCCGCCAAGACCTACGAGCAGCTGCTGGTGAACCCGTGGACCGGCGAGGCGCGCGACGCTCGCGACGTCGAGAGCGACCCGAAGGGCCTGCTGATCATTCCTCCGGGCGGCTCCGTGCTGGCCAAGGAAGGAGATGACCGATGAGCTACACCGTCGCACGCCTGCATAAAGCCCTGGGAAAGCTCATCGAGCAAGGCCACGGCCGGAAGCCGGTGCAGGTCAACAAGGCCACCTTTTACAACGCGCTGGAAGACGATGGCGCCGTCATCATGGACATCAATGCAGTCGAGGGGCCGCTGTGGATTCCAACGATTGACGACGACGGCGGAACGAAGTGCAATCGCGACGGCACCGAGTCGGGTAGCCGCGTGGTGGTGCTGAAAGGCGGTGCCTGATGGACCACTTCGGAATCGGCGCCGCCATGGTCGGCATGACGCGCCTCTACTCCCAAACCGCCCGGCGGACCGGCCGCACAACCGCCCTCCTCGATAGCCTGAAGGACGGCGACCGTGTGTGCTGCGCCACGACGGAGGAAACCCGCCACCTTGAGCGCATGTGCAGGGATCGCGGCCTGCAGGTGACGATCATCTGTCTGCCCATCCGAGATGCACAGCGGATCTTCGAGAAAGGCACATCCCAAGGCCTGACGATCTTCGACCACACCTGGGTAGAGCGCTACTACATGGCAGCAGTCGAGCGGGCGCAGGATGAAATCGACCAGCTGCAGCGTGAGTCGTCGGGCTGGAGCGAGGCGCACGAGAGAACCCGCGCACAGGCGCAAGAGCTGGCTCGCTGGCACGAGTACTATCCAACAGATCGGAAGGGACTGTGATGGCCGTCTACGTCGATGACATGTACCTGTCGCCGGCCGGCCAGCTCGGCCGCATGAAGATGTCCCACATGCTGGCCGACACCGACATCGAGCTGCACGCCATGGCCGACAAGATCGGCGTGGCGCGCCGCTGGTGGCAGAGCCCGGAGAAGACCAGCGGCAGCCACTACGACATCGCCATGAGCAAGCGGGCCCAGGCCCTCGCCGCCGGCGCCATCGCAATCACTTGGCGCCAGGCCGGCGCCATGAACACCCGCCGGCGGGTCACTGGAGAGCTGGGCGACCCTGCCACGGCCGAGGCCTGGCTGCAGGAACGAATGGCCGCCAAGCGGGCGGAGAAAGGTGCCACAGCATGATTGGACTGACGCCCGTGGCAGAAGGCCAGACGCTCACCATCGAGCAGGCTGCCGACGTCCTGCAGTGCGACACCGACACCGCTGCGGTACGGTTCAACACCGGGGAGCTGCCGGGCGTGAAATTCGGGCGGCGCTGGGTGATCCCTGCCCCCGCGTTCTTTCGGAGGTTGAACGAGCTGGCGCTAGAAGAAGCCGAACGCCGGCGCACTCAACTCGCTGCAGAGCGCGCGGCCGCTGCTGCGCGGGCCAAGGCGCCGCAAGCGCTCACGACGGCCACGCCCCAACCCAGGCCCGGCCCCTGCAG